TTGCATAATATACTCTTTCTTTTATGGAATATCAGCAGGGAGCAATTCCTGACGGTTGCTACAAACATGATACTCAATAATCTCCTTTACTGCAACTAAGAAATGGCAATAGTCACTGTACCCACCGAACCTGTTCCTGCAGAACCAGAACAAGCACTTACATTTAACAAAGATATTCTTACATATCCCTCACTAGTAGTGTTTATACAATTAGTTACATATAAACTTCCTGCTTCTAAACCGACATCATTACCAATAGGCAATGCAGTTAACACTTGAGTTGTTCCTCTTTCTGCTCCTGGATTTTGTACTTGAGCAATAAATGTTTCTAATGCTCTTACTAAATCATTTAAATAACGAACATCAACCTGTTGCGGAGGTGTAGGTAATTTTGGGAAAGGCATTACATTACTAGCCATTACCTTCTTCCATCCTCTCGTAAATTAATCCTAGGACTGCCTAATCGCCAACGTACCCCTTCGGCAGAAGAAGCTACTTTTAAAGCAAAAGAACGCCCCCTTAACCTAATATCTGCTTTGCGTGTAAACTGTTCAAAAGGTACTGTTGTAGTAGAACTCGCTGTTAAAGTTGTTGAATTAGTATTTGTTTGCCCATAAGAATCACCAGGATAATCTTGCATACTCATTGTCATATCTACAACTGCACCTACAGAGGAACCATTGAATGTGAAATCTGGTATAATTGTATTAATAGAAACAAGCTTCTGCCCATCTCCTATATCAATAGGACTAGATTCTAAAGTAGCTGTCATAGCAGACCCATCATCATCATACCCAACTTCGTGGCTGTACAAATAACCTGCGGAAGCCGCAGTTGGGAACTCTCTTAAACCACGGTCTATAAAAGCACTGCGTGACATTGTGCCATAATACCAAACACCTTCAGCATAATTATAGCTCACATACTTATTATTACTACCTGTGCCGCCATTACCTACAGAATTATCATCAGAACAATAAAACCAAGTTACTTCACTAAACTCTGAGTTAACTCCTGCGTAAACTTTTTCTTGTTGTGCGTTGTTAAAGTTCATAAAGATTTCTTCTTTTACAGTGCATGGTAATTGTTTAGTTTGCCCATCATACACATAAAAACAGTCTTTTCCCATCCATAATACAAAATCTTCTACTGCTACAGCAGCATTAGGACCCATAATAGTTATATTAGAAGAAATAGGTTGAATACCAAATTGAAAAGGTGGACCTAAAAACTGCATACTGTGTAAAGAGCTATTAGTCCATACTAAAATTTCACGTTTAGTTTCAATAGCACGAACAAAGTTAGAACCAGACCCTATACGCAAATCACCTGCTGTATTAGTTGCTGTAGGATTCCAATCTAAAAAAGATTCTTGGTCTGAAAAACGAATTAACAAATTATCTTGTACTGTTGTGCCAATAGTGTTTGTGCCAAATGCGATAACATGACGATTATTGTCTGAAACCATTATTTGTTTAGCTACAGTTGGTGCATCAACTGCCCCTGATATGCCTGTAATAACAGAAGCCCTTGTAGTTAGGGCGTTTGATGCAGAGGCATCCCAATAATAAACACCACCATCTCTTGGGTTTATTAAAAGATCTTCGCCAAAATTATCTAAACTCCATAGACGTAACTCTGTAGTTGTAGTAATCCCAGCAGACGACCCCCATGTGCTACGTCCCCAAGTTCCTGCTCCCCAACCTGTGCCACCTACTTGGGTATCTAATCCTACGTTTATTTGATACACACCATCTACACCAGACCCACCATTACCACTATCACTAGAGTTAGCAGTGACGGTAACACCATCTGTGTCTTTTGCGGTAATTGTGTAGGTGTTTGCATTTGTAACGCCAATCACTTGGTATTCTTGATTTAAAACAGCAGCGGTAATTAAACCGCCAAGGGACACAGCTCCTGAAAAAGTTACAAAATCGTTTTCTACAACACCGTTACTTGAGTCTGTAACCGAAATTATAGAAGATCCATCTGTGGCTGCAAAAGTGATAGAGTCAGTGCTTGTTTTGCGAATAGGTGTAATATCGTTAAAAGACTGCCCTATTTCAATGTAAAACTTTAAATTTGTTCCTAAACCTAAATACTCAGTACCATCTAAAGTAACCCAAGGGTACATAGCTCTACAACTGCCTAAAAAAGTGTTTTGTGAGTATTTTACCCAGCCACCTATTTTTTCAGGGAATCCCATTCTAAAACGGACTTTATCAGAATCTACCCAACCGCCTTCATTACTGTAAGAAGTTATATCTCTATTGATTCCTGGTTTAAATTGTAACTTCGTTAAAGGCATATATGAACCTATCTGTTTTTACGATGCTTCTGCAGCTATTTCTTCGTTATCACTTATACAAGCTATCAATTTTGCTTTCATCATATCTAAAGCAGCTTGTTTTTGATCTAATTTGAACCTAGCTTGTGCTACTTGAAGAGCTGCATCTGATACTTGTGTCTCAATATCACGGATTTGAGCTATAAAGTATTTAGCCTCTTCTTTTAAAGATTCTTCCGCGTATTGTTTTCCACTGATTGTAACAACATTGTTATCTTCTAACTTTTTTTGTTTTTCTTTTTTAGCCATAATTTTCTCCCTATGTTATGGTATTTAAGATGCAGTGTAACCTTTACCTGCTGTAATAGCATTGGTGGTTGCTGTCATAGACTCGCTACCCCAATCTGACTTAGCTTTCATTAGCTCAAGGTGTGCTACATTTCTGTCTACACAATCTTGTCTATCTGCTGCTAGTTCACCAGCCATAGCGTTACCAGCTATTACATCTGTAATGAGTGCTATGGAGTGACCCATTGCTGTGAAGTCTTGTGCTAGTTCTTCTGCTGTTCTGCCTGTCATTTTATTTATCCTTCTAAGGTTGTTACTCTTGCCGTGAGTGCTTCAATTAATGCGTTCTGTTCTTGAATCGCTTTTACTAATATGGGTACAAACTTGCTGTACTGTAGACCCATCTGCTTACCATCACTTGATGTAGATACAGTAAGGTTTTTCTTAGCGGCAGTTGTATATCCAGCAGCTTCCTCAAGTGCTTGAACTTCTTGTGCCTTAAAGCCTATGTCTAACCAGTCTTCTTTGTGAGTACCGTCTGGAGTTTGTGCGTTTAAATCATAATCATCAGCGTATTTATCGCCATACTTAGAACGTTTATCCCACTTATATGTTACAGGAGCTAGTGCCTTAACAAAGTCTAAACCTAAGTCTAGTGCAGTAAAGTCTGTCTTGTCACGTTGGTCTGAATGAACTGTCCAATCTACTTGTATATGAGCATGAGTAATGTTTTCATCACCTAAACATATTTGATTACTTCCTGTTTGAACAGCACCCCCCGGACTACCAGTACGAGCAGCATCATGTCCTAATGACAAGTTGTTATCACCAGTTGTTATTTGATAACCAGCTAAACCACCAACTGAGGTATTGTTAGCACCTCCGTTTTGTTGTGCCGATGCACTTTGACCAATAGCTGTATTAGTTCCTGCTGCTGTCTCTGCACCTAAAGCACCTGTTCCGATTGCAACATTATCGCCACCTGTTGTTAATGCATCACCAGCGTTACCCCCCATAATTACATTTGAACCACCAGTCGTAATTAACATTCCTGCTGTTCTACCAATGCAAATATTGTAGTTAGGTGTGGTCATTGTTTTGCCAGCTTCTCTTCCAATGGCAACATTGTAACTACCTGTTGTAAGTGAGCCTAATGCGTTAGTACCCATTGCAACATTCTGACCGCCTTCAGTAATTGCGTCACCACACAAAGCACCAATTGCTATGTTTTCAGACCCTGTTGTATTCGCTGCTAAAGCACTTTTACCAACTGCTGTGTTGAGAGATGCTGTCGTGTTTGCGGCTAAAGAATTTTTACCAACTGCTACATTATAAGCACCTGTGGTGTTTGATTCTAATGCGCTGTGTCCAACTCCTACATTATCTGATGCAGTCGTGTTTGCTTGTAAAGCATCTACTCCAACAGCAACATTTTCACTTCCTGTAGTATTACTATCTAATGC